ATGATACACCAACTCAATTATCTACTTCTACTTTTCAAACTTTACATTTTCCAGTTCTAGGAATACCTGATGTAGATTTCACCGTCTACAAAAATGAAGTAGAACTTGATTATGATATTGCTCTAGATGATCCAAATGACTACATAATTAACCAAACTTTAGGGTTCATTACACTTCAAAAACCAGTTATATCAACAGATAAAATCTACATTCGATATAAATATCAAATGATAGATACAGTTGATTATGTGCTTGATATTAATACTGGTTCTCTTAAATTGACTGTTGGAGTTTCTGAAGATTGGAATGGCAACACAGACATAATTCAAGCAAATTATACACATACTGGTCAAGCAGTAAACCAAACAATAACTGGAATTTCAAATGCAGTAATTACTGGGCTTGTAAAACATTCTAATGGTGATGTTTATATTGCACAGAACACATTAGAAGATGCAGGAAGAATTTGTAGAGTTAATTCTTCTTATGTGAACATTGGTGATAGTAATAAAGTTTCAAAATTCATTCAAGGCTTAACAGAAGCTCTTGATGGAAGTCTATTAACATATTGTGATAATCAAAAGATCACAAGATATTCTTCTCTTCTTAATTTCGTTGAAGATGTTTATGAAGATGATAAGAAAACAGATTTGTCTCCAGTTTTCACAAGCCATCAATGTACATTGTCATCTTTTCCTATTGTAGTTAATAGTGAAAGAGTATATGTTGGAAGTGAAATTTTGTTACGTGATGATATTGATGAAGATGACATTGTCATACATCAGAGACAATATGCTTTGAATTATTTAACAGGTGTGTTGACAATACATAAAATCATAGATGATCCTGTCAATGTTTTTGTATATGGGTCTTCATATCAGTTGAGTAAGTTTCCTATAGAATCTGGGAGTGAATTAGTATATGTCGACAATGTTTTACAATCTAGTGGATATGCGTTAGACTACTCAACTGGTAGACTTACTTTTTCACCTGTAATTTCTGGAACAGTAAAAGTTGAGTATTATAGAAGTATGACAATAGACAAGATTGAGTTTGTTTGTGTTAATGATACTGTAGAACTTGATGCTTTTGATGTCTCAAGTATTCTCGAGATAAACAATTAAGATAAGCACTAGTGAATGTTTTGTTGGCTCTTAGGCTAATTTGTCTAAGGGCCACTTTTGTTTTGGCAAAACAATTTCTACATAATGATATAATTATAGATTAAAACAGAAAAAGGAAAACAATGCCATATTCGATGATATCTAGAAACGATTTTGAGTCTTTTTTGGGAGTATTCACTGTAGTTGACGATCCTTCTTCAAAAGAAGTTATTTATGAAATACCTACTAGCAGTCCCAAAGTAAACATAAAAATCTATTCTTCAATAGAGCTTTCAGGTGTTTCTAGAAATCTAGGTGAAGATGCTATTCGTTGTGTACTTATAGATAGTACGAGCAACAAACCAATAGACAAAGCAAAAAGAACTCATCGAATGTCTAATTGGAAAGAAAGACTCAAAGAAAAACTAGATGTTCTCAAAGAAGAAGTCAAAAACTTAAAGTTGTGTAAATCATGTGGAAGTGTAATGGTGTTAAGAGACGGCCCTAAGGGCCAATTCTACGGATGCCTTGCTTACCCCCTGTGTAAAACATCAATGGACTTATCAGGTGTCACTAGAGTAAAAAGCGAACCTTCTAGTAAAACTATAGAAGGAATTGTTAGATGTCCCGATTGTGATGCACCAATGTCTAAACGGTCTGGGAGAAGAGGTGATTTTTACGGATGTTCAAACTTTTTCAAAACTGGTTGTAAGGGCACACGACAAGTAGAAGAAGTAGAAATCTATGGAAAAGGTGTTGAAGAAGAACATTTTGAAGAAGAACCTCTTCTATCAAACACACCAATATTTGAACCTCAAAAAGAAGAAGTCAAACCTGCTAAAGAAATAGATCTAGTTCCTACGTCTCAATTCCCATATTTGAAGTTCAAATTTGAACATTTCAATCCTGTTCAATCTGAAGTATTTAAGTACTATGACAAAGATGTTAATTGTGTAGTTGCTGCAGCTACTTCTGCTGGAAAAACAACAGTAGCTGAGATGTTCATGGCGCATTCTATTTCACAAGGTAAGAAAGCTATTTTTCTTTCTCCTTTGAAAGCTGTTTCTCAAGAGAAATATGAGGATTGGACAGACTCTTCTCATGACTGGAGCAAACTTAACATAAGTATAGTTACTGGAGATTATGCTCTAACAGATGCAAGAGTAGAAGAGCTGAATAAAGCAAATGTTATCATAATGACAACTGAGATGCTTGACTCGAGGACTCGAAGAATGCTCATTGAAAAAAATTTCTGGTTAAATGATTGTGGTGTTGTAGTCTGTGATGAATCACACCTTCTATGTGTGCGAGACAGGGGTGATAAATTGGAATCAGCAATAATGCGTTTTACAAGGCAAAACCCGTTGTGTAGAATTGTTTTTCTTTCTGCTACTATGAGTAATGTTGATGAGCTTGCTAGATGGCTTTCTAGTCTTAATAATAAAAAATCAGAATTAATAAATTCTGATTATAGACCTATTCGACTTGATATTTATTATGAGCCTTATGATGATTATGGTAATTATCAAACTGTGGAACAAAACAAGATCAAAAAAACAATTGAATTAGGGTTGCAAAAATATGCTTTAAATCAACAAGTTTTAGTTTTTGTGCATTCAAAAAAAACAGGAAAAATTATATATGATATGTTTTTAAATAAAGGCATAAAACCAAATGAAATTGATTATCATTATGGTGATTTAGATTTAAAAACAAGAGTAAATGTAGAAAAAAGAACTAAGTCTAAGGAAATCAAAATTCTTATATCTACTTCAACATTAGCTTGGGGAATAAATATATGAATGTTAAACATAGATATTGTGAAATTTGTGACACTCATTTTAAAACAATGCGTGAAATTAACATACATAGAAAACAATTACAGCACTTCAAAATTTCAACATATGAAATTAATGAAAAAATTAGACAAGAAGAACTTAAAGCAAATAAAGACATCTCTGTTCAGTGTCAATTATGTTTTACATATCATAAACAATTAAGTGATAGACACTTAAAGAAACATAATGTTTCTTCTAAGCAATACAAAATAATGTTCCCAGGATTTCCAACAATTTCTAATAAAACACTCGAAAAACAAAAAAACAAAAAGTATTCAGAAGAATCAAAAAATAAAATTAAAAACTCACATTTAGAAAGACTAAAAGATCCTATTATAAAAGCAAAAACAAAGCATATAAGACAAATAATGAATGAAAATTATTCAAAAGAACAAATATCTGAATGGGCGAGACAAGCTGGTAAAGCATCTGTTAAATCTGAAAAATCTTGGGTGAATAATCCACATCGTTCTTCAAAGATAGAAACGAGTTTTTTAGATTTTGTAGAAAATTGTTTTGAAAAACTTTGTTATTTAATAAAGATAACAAGACAATATCATCTCCAACTTGAAAAAGAAAGAAGAATAGATGGTGTTTTAAAGTTTAGATCTTTCAATATTTTTGTAGAAGTAGATGGAAATTATTGGCATAACTATCCTTACGGATTAGTAAAAGATATGGAACTTGATTGTTATTGCGAACAAAATAATATCAAATTGTTCCGTTTTTGGGAAAATGCTATAATTAAAGACAGAAAAAAATGTGCAGATGAAATAACTTCATATATTATTGATGAACTTTGGTTTCGTGATGCAATTGAAATTTTTGGTGCAGATAAAATTCATTCAAAAGAATTTCATGATTTTTTGTATGGAGTTGAAGAAAATGCGTAATGTAATTATAGTTGGTGTTCACAGAGGAATGTCTGAAGTTGAACCTCTTGACATTAAACAGATGTGTGGACGAAGTGGAAGAGTTGGGCTTGATCCAAAGGGTGACGCTCATGTTCTTCTTCCTCAGTCGAAACTTACTAGGTACAAATCTTGGTGCCAAAACATACCTCCTATTTCTTCTACAATGAACGATCCTAATGTTCTAGCTTTTCACATAGTTTCTGAGATTTCAGAAGGTGAAGTCTATGATGTTGAAACTTTGATGAGTTGGTATAATAGAAGTCTTGCAGCATTTCAAAACAACTTCCTTGACAGAGTTGATGCTGAAGCACTTCTAACAAAACTTGAAAAATACAAAATACTTGAGAAACAAGGTAATAGGTACAAAATTACAAAACTTGGTAGAGTAGCTTCATATCTTTACTATAGCCCATATACAATTTCTGGATGGTACTTCAATTTTAGTAGAATATTCAATGACAACAGATTAGATGATCATTCTATAAGTTGGGCACTATCTAACATTCCTGACAATCAAGATAATTTTGCAGGAAGAGATATGCAGAATACAATTAAAGCATTTGTGACTTCTTGTTCTAATAGAGGTTTAGTGATAACAGATGCATGTGCTTCTATAGGTGTTTTGTTTCATGCTTGTTTGACGTTCTCAGAAGAAATACATGAGTATCAAAAACGAACAGTTAAGTTTGATATAGAGAGAACATGCACAGCTTTAGATATGATAGATAAGATGTATTCTCATTGGAATAAAAGTGATTTTTTCAAAAAGCTTCAAATGAGAATTCAATATGAAGTTACTGAAGAGCAAACAGAATTGTGTACTCTTAAGGGTATTGGTGGAGTTAGAGTGAAAAGTTTGTTCAATGAAGGCATAAAAACTATCATAGATTTCAAAAGAAAAGCAGCAGTAGCAAAAGATGTTTTGGGAGACGATTTGTACGAAAAAATTGTTTATATGAATAATCTATAAACATGGGAGGTTAACATGCCATCAGATATAAGAGGTGGTAGAAGTAGAAGCGCTATTTATAAGTGGAGAGTCAAAGAGGGAAAAAAAGAAAAATTCTCTGATGTTTCTAAGTTTGCTTGTAAGATTTTCATAAAAAACAACAAAGATTTGAAGCTCAAACTAGTTAAACCAAATTACTAAAATGAAAAAAGAAACAAAAGAACAAAGAGACAATTTTCAGATGTTTAGAATTGCTTATCTTAAACTGCATGAAGATAAAGCAATGAAGGCTTATTACGCTTTAAAAGATGCTGATAACCCTAGTGAACAAGATCTGGGCTTGATTGCACAGATGGAAAATGAGTACATCCCATTATTGGTTAAAAACATTGGTTTAACAATTAAGGTAGAAGCACTAAAATGTGGATGGTCAATGGACAAGGTGGAAACATTTATCCAAGCACTACCAAACAAAATAGCACCAACAAAAGAGTACTTGGAAGCGGAACGTTCAAAAGTTGACATTGGATGCCCTATATGCAAGTCTCGCTTAGTATATTCACATCAAGCAAGATTTGAGACTTTAGTTGAACATGCTTCACCATCAGATTATATTTCAAAAAAAGATAGTTTTAGATGTATCAATGTTTTATGCTTGGCTCATCAAAAGAAGTTAGTTTGGTTAAGTGATGGTGAAGGACCTTTTGGACATTTGGATTGGAAATCTACTTTTAACTATATTGATGACAATAAATACCCCTTCAGAACTTGGCATAGAAAGTATGAAGCAGAAAAAGAGCACAAGATAACAATTATTGAAAACAAATGGTTTCTTTTGAGAATCGTGTATCATTCAAGAGCTAATGAGAATGGAGAGAAAAATCGGTTGTTTACGACTTTCAAGTTTCGATTGTATGTGAGTGATGGGCATTCAGGATTTGTTCTATATCAATCTGGTCTTCATATGCTAATCTATTCACTTACATCTTTCATTCGTTGCTCTGATAAGGGACATGATTTCAAAGAGTTGAAAGATAGAGTCCAAACTTGGGATAAAAGATGGTGGAGCAGGTTGTCATTCACATTAATCAAGTTGTTTTATAAGCCAAGCATAGGAAAGTAGATATGGTTTTTTTTACTTCAGATACTCATTTTTCACACACTAATATTTTGAGGTATTGTCAACGCCCGTTTCAAACTATAGAAGAAATGGATGAGACAATTATTTCTCGTTGGAATGCCTGTGTGGATGAACGAGATACCGTCTATCATCTAGGAGATTTTGCCTTTAGAGAACCAGGTCTATATAGAAAAAGGTTGAAGGGCAAAATCGTTCTCATTCGAGGGAATCACGATTACAAAAGATTGAAGGGTAATTGGAATTTGTTTGAGAGCGTACATGATTTGCTCTATGTTAAGATAGAGAATGTCTCAATTGTTTTGTGTCATTTTGCTTTAGCAGTTTGGCATAAGTCGCATTTTAATGCTTGGCATTGTTATGGCCATTCACATGGGACTTTTACTAACACAGGTAAGTCTTATGATGTTGGTGTTGATACAAATAACTTCACACCTGTTAGTTTTGAGAGACTTAGTGAGATTATGAAAAACAACCCAAATAATTCTAATTTGCTAAAGAGACTAAAAGGTTATGATGAAAATGAGTTTCAAGAAGTTAAAAAGATTGATGATAATGATCCTACCGGTGAAGTAGTTGACTAAGAAATAGGGAGATAACATGTTAAAAAAACCAGATGTCGTACAACAAAGACTTGACAAGATCTATCAAAATGGATTACGAGATCTTGATAAGTTTTATCACTATAAGCCTACTTTGAGTTTGAGCGAGCTTTCGCTAACAGAAGAAGGACTTGCTAAAAAACGAGGTCGTCCAGCAAAAATACTAAAAGAAGAAGAGTTTTAGAGTTTAACCTGCCTTAACTTCTGCTACTTTTTACTTCTAGAAGATTTACTAATAGACTTGTTTTTTTAGTGTTTTTATCACATTCGCCTGTATAGAAACAGATTAAAGGAGATTATTATGAAACTATGTGAGAAATGTCGCTCGGAAGAAATTAAAGAAGAAGTAATATCATTTGAAGACCTTCACAACATAATGAAGGTCTTCACTTGTTTAAGATGTGGTTTTGAAAAATCTGAGAAATTTAATGTTCAAGAAGGGGAATAGATTGGCTCAAAAACAAGAAATATCTTCAAAAAAAGAAGATTTTAGCTCAGTTTTGTTATTAGTGCAGAACATGCTGGATTCAGAAAAAATAGATAGATTCAAATTTACTCCTCACGAAAAGTCTGCTTTACTTTTTGTTATTGATTTGTTAACTGCTCACATAAATGAATTAGAACATGTATAAGGAGAATCTATGACTTCTTCTTGTGGCTCGTTTAAATTGTCAGAAAATTTTGTTGAAAAATATAGAAAAATCAAGCCTCCTTTCGGTTTCAACGGTTTAGGGGATCTTGTCTTTCGAAGGACATATTCAAGAATCAAATCTGATGGAACTAATGAAGAATGGTTTGAGACTATTGAGAGAGTAATTAATGGAACGTATAATATGCAAAAGAAGTGGGTAGAACAACACTCACTTGGATGGAATGCATGGCAGGCTCAAAAGTCTGCTCAAGAAATGTATGAGAGAATGTTTTACATGAAGTTTCTTCCTCCTGGTCGTGGACTTTGGGCAATGGGAAGTGCAATTGTTGAAGTTAAATGTCTCTTCGCCGCGCTCAATAATTGCGGCTTCACTAGTACTAAGAACATAAAAGAAGATCCTTCTGGACCATTTACTTTTTTGATGGATGCTTCTATGTTAGGGGTTGGTGTAGGTTTTGATACGCTTGGAGCAGGGACTATTCACATAAAAGGGCCTAATGAAAATAGAAAACAAGAAATATTTGTTATACCAGATTCTAGAGAAGGTTGGGTAGAGTCATTGAGATTACTTCTTGAAAGTTATTTTCATGGTACAGCATCAATAGAATTTGATTATTCTTTGATTAGAAAAGAAGGTGAGCCAATTAAGGGTTTTGGAGGAATAAGCAGTGGTTCTGCACCATTGATTGATTTGCACAAAAGATTGTCAAAAATTCTTGATAAAGAAATAGGACAACCTATTTCTGTAAGAACTATAGTTGATATTATGAATCTTATTGGGCGATGTGTCGTGTCAGGAAATATTAGACGAAGTGCAACAATTGTTTTTGGTGATCCTTATGATGAAGAATATATTGAACTTAAAAATTACAAGAAAAATTCATATAGAGAAGAATTTGGTTGGGCTTCTAATAATTCTATTTTTGCTGAACTAGGTATGGATTATTCAGATGCAGCACAGAGAACAAATATCAATGGTGAACCTGGATATGTTTGGTTAGAAAATATTAAAGCTTATTCAAGGATGAATAATGGACCAGATAACAAAGACCATCGTGCAGAAGGCACAAACCCCTGTTGCGAACAAAGTTTGTGTGATAAAGAGTTATGTTGTCTTGTTGAAACATTTCCAGCAAGAAATGACTCATTAGAAGATTATCTAAGAACACTTAAATTTGCGTATCTTTATGCAAAAACAGTAACGTTAGGTAAGACACATTGGCCAGAGACTAATAGAGTTTTACTTAGAAATAGAAGAATAGGTTGTTCAATGAGTGGTGTGGCTCAATTTATAGCAAAAAATGGTATTCATCAATTAAAAGAATGGTGCCAAAAAGGATATGATGAAATACAAAGTTGGGATCAAGTCTATTCAGATTGGTTAGCAATCCCACGCAGTATTAAGACCACAAGTTGCAAACCTTCAGGATGTCAAATTCCAAACACTGTCATAAAAACAGATAAAGGTAATTTGAGTTTTTATGACATATTTCTTGAAAATGGAATTGATTTATCTGAAAAACAGAATGAGTATAGAGAGTGGCATGATGTAAAAAAAGATATTTATGTTTTTGATAAAGACAAGAATAGACAGAAAATTTCAAAATTGTTTGTCAATGGAATAGAAGAAACAATAAGTTTTACTTTAGAAGACAATTCTTTTTTGGAATGCACTCCTGAACACAAGTTTTTGATGAAAACTGGAGAATGGAAATGTGCAAAAGATATTACGTTTGATGATGAGTTTGAAATTTTATAAAGTGTTTATTGAATTTCGCTCTATAAAACCAACACATAAGAAAGGTGGGTTTTATGGAGAGAAAGAAAAAAGAGATTTTTGATAATGTTCATAAAAAACTTATTGAAAGATTTGGAAAAGAAGAAGGAACTAGAAGATGGTTTGAGTATGTGTCTTTAAAGAAATTATCTGCAGCATGTACTTTACAAAAGTATTGTGTGTTATTGGGATGTGAAGAAGGAAACAAAAAATGGGAAGAACATTTAAGAGCTTTAAAGTCAAGAAAAACAAAGACAAAAAAGAGTTATTTAAGCATTACTCATGCAAGATTTGTAAAAATGTTTGGCGATAAAGAAGGAACAAAAAAATATTTGGAATATGAACCATTAATGATTAATAGAGGTCCTCAATTAGAAAAATATATTATAATTTATGGAAAAGAAGAAGGTGAAAAGAAATGGATAGAACACAACATAAAAGTAAAGTCAAGAGGTACAAAACAATATTATGTTGATAAATATGGGGCAGAAGATGGTGAAAAGAAATATTTAGAGAAGAATAGTAGACTTTCAGTATCAGAAAAGTCTTTAAGAAGTGTTGGCAAAACAGATGATGAAATAATAAAAATAAAAAAAATTCATAAAGAAAATTCTCTTATATCTGAAGAAAAGTATATACGACAATACGGTCTTGAAGAAGGTAAAGCAAGATATCATGACTTATCAGAACGAAAAGGGTTAAATGGTGTATTTGGGTTAAATTATTGGTTAAAAAAATGTGATAATAATTTAGAACTAGCTAAACAGAGTTTAAGTGATAGTCAAAAAAGAGATATCAATTTTTTTATAAAACTTTATGGAGAAATTGAAGGAAGAGAAATATTTGAACAGTTTGTACTTAAGATAACAAAAAACTGGATATGTAATACATCAAATTCTCATGGACAGTTAGAACTTGAAGGTTTTGTTAGAAATACAGTTTCAAAATGTAAAACTTATGGTTATAAAGAACGATGGGCTCTTTTTTTGAATAAAGAAGAAATAAAAATGATAAATCAAAAAGTAATTTATCCAGATATTGTTTTGATAAACGAAAGAATTAAAGCAATTATAGAATATTTTGGAGACTTTTGGCATTGTCATAATTCGCTTTTTCCAGATGAAAATTCTATTCATCCTGAAAAAAATGTTACAATTAAAGAATTAAGAGAAAAAGATGAATTAAAAAAGTCATTTTTTTTGAAAAGAGGGTTTTTGTATCATGTTGTTTGGGAGAGTGAATGGCTACAAGATAAAGAAAATGCTAAATCTAAAGTAAAGAGGTTGATATATGAAATTGAAAAGTAAAAAAAAGAGTGTTGCTTTTACGGTTGACATTGAAGTAGAGAATACACATACTTACCAATTAGAAAATGGTATAGTTTCTCACAATTCTGTAAGTCTTTTAGCAGGTGCTACGCCCGGAATTCATCATCCTGAGTCTAGGTTTTATATTCGTAGAATGAGACTTTCTAAACATAGCGAGTTGGTAGAACCATTGAGAAAGTCAAATTATGTTGTTGAACCAGCAAGTGAAGATCCTGAGAATACTGTTGTTGTAGAGATTCCTGTAGATGTTGGTGAAGGTATTAGAACTGTAAAAGAACTTTCTATGTGGGAACAAGCAACTTTAGCTGCTTTTATGCAAAAGTATTGGGCTGACAATCAAGTAAGTTGTACTATTACTTTTGATCCTGAGAAAGAAGGACATCAAATAAAACATCTTCTTGATTATTTTCAATACCAGATGAAGGGAATATCGTTTTTACCAAGGAAAGAGAAGGGCGCTTATAAACAGATGCCTTATGAGACTATAGATGAAGAGACATATAAAACAATGTCTAAGAAGTTAAAGCCAATTAAGTTTGAGAAAATAAAGAATGAAGTTGTAGACATAGAGAAATTTTGTAGTAATGATTCCTGCGAACTTAAAATAGTAGAGAAAAAATAGATTTTTCTAAAGTTTTTATGGAAAAGTCTTGTTTTATGAAGAATAGAAAAGCAATGCCGCATATAGATGTAAAGGACAAGGGTTCTGCTGATTTGTATTTTGAGTTTCTAGAGCCTAAAGAGAGAAAAGAATTTTTTGATGACTTGATAAGTGATGAGAATCCTACTATAGAACTACCTAATTTTGGGAAAATAGAGAATGGTCCAGATATTTCTAATCAGGTTAAAGAGATAAATGATAAAGATTTGGATAAGTCTGATGAAGAGTTTATAAAAAGATTTGTTGAAGAGCATAGAAAGCCTGCAAGACCATTTTTGGAGTATGATGAAGAAGCTCATAAATATAAGTTGAAGAAAAAGTATGATTTAGAAAGAATTGTAAGAGAGTTCTCGAAGTCTCGTTAAAGATTTTTTCGTATTGTGGCTTAGATCTGGATAAGATCTGGGCCTTTTTTGTTTTCTGTTATTTTCTACTGCTTTTATCAAGTAGTAATCACAAGATCGAGAGCATAAAATGGGTGTGTTGAATTAAGGGAGAATTGAAATGAAAATCAATGAGTTAGCACTAACAACTTTTAAACTTGCACAGTGTTTGCATTCTGAACTTGAAAAAGATAGTTCAATGAAGTATCCTAAGGATTTGGGTGCTTGGGGTATGGAAGCAGTAAGGTTAGATGAGTTGAAGAGATTTTTGAGTAAGCTTAAAGTTGAACTTAAGGTGTTTGATATAGAAGAAGATGAGTTTCCTGATTTAGCTGCAAAAGATTTGGTTGAAGTTGAGTTGAGATCAAGTGTTTCAGATGCAAGAAAAGCTATGGATGTGTTGAGAAGAGCAAAAGCATTTCCTATTGAGAAGTTTCATGTAGTTAATTTGAAGAAAAAACCAATGAAAGAAGAAAAATTAGACTCAGATACTAATAAAGACTTAACGTTGAACGAAGTTAAAGATATAGTCCAAGAAACATTCTCTCCTAATCTTGGTGATCTTGAAAAGTATTTTACTGATCTTAAGGGTGAAATTTCAAGTACAGATAATGAGGGAGAAGCTCAACATTTGAATGTTTCTGGTTATGTAGCACAAGAATGGGTTGACAGATTTTTTGGAAAAGATGATTTGAAAAGCATAGAAAAAGATCTGTCTTCTAGTTATTCAAGAGGTGCTGGACAAGCATTTGCTACTACAAGTATTTCATTAAGACCTAAAGGTGATAAGATTGAGTTCAATATTCATATTCGTCATGGTTTAGATATCTAAAAGTTGTTAATGATAATGAAAGGCAAGAAATGAAAATCAAAGAAGTAGCAAATACAATACTTGCAAAGCGGCCAAAAGCAAAAGGAGTAATTACTTTTACATCTGAAGATATGACACAAGAACAAATTGAAGAAATTAACTATTTTGTTAGACATGGTATGGGAATGTTTTTTGATGAAAAAAAATTAAAATCTAGAACTGAAGGTTCACATATAACAACAGATGGATGGATTTATAATTTTGAGTTTTTCTATGATGAGGAAAAGTAATGAAAATAAATCAAGTAGTAAATACTATACTTGCAGCTTTTGAGCATACAATTGATGTTGAACCTCGTGATTATGATGCAAAAACAAAGACATTTTCTTTTGAAATGTCAAGTAAAGATATAAAGAGTGTGTCAAAAATTGTTAAATTGAGAAATCCCAAAACTAATGGAATTTTAGAGTTTGTACCATCTAAGATTGATTATGACCAAACTCATGAAGATATTCTTGGGTATTGGTACAGTAACAAAGATGGGTACAAATTGTTGATAATAAATGACTAACTAGGAGATGAAAATGATACATGGATTAACACCAGTTTCGAGAAGCTATGATGGTTTGTTGGTTCCTATTGCAAAATATACTTTGACGAATTTACTAAGAGAGCAAACTCCTAAAATTGCTACTGCATTAGATTTTGGTAAAAAACCAGCAATCGATGATTTACAAGTTGATGTATATGAGACTACACCAGCTGTTGAGAATGTTACAGCTGTTTATGACAATAAGATCATTACAGCATTTGTCCAGTATGGAAGTTTTATAGTCAATTGTTATGCTCAAACAAGAGATGATGCCAAACAATGGATTGATAGATTTGAAACAGACATGGTAAAGAAAAATCAATTTCGTGGTAAGTGTTTGTATGCTGAGAAAGAAAGTATGTTTTTTAAGGATGTTCCTAGAGTTTCTTGGGATGATGTTGTTTTGACAGAAAAAGCAAAAAAAGATATTAGGCTTAATACATCTGACTTTCTTGGTAATCAAAAGTTTGCTATGTCTGGTGTGAATAAACGTGGTATTGTTATGTATGGTCCTCCAGGAACAGGAAAGACTTCTGTAGTCAAAGCGATATTTAATGAGTTAGATAAAAAAGGTGTGAGTAGAATTTATGTGACAGCTGAGTCATTTAGATATATGGCTGTAAGTAAGATATTTGAGTTTTTAGCATATTTGGGACCTACAGTTTTAGCTTTTGAAGATATAGATTTTATAAGTGGTAATAGAGATCTTCACATTGGATCAAATCAATTGGGTGATTTGCTTACAAATTTAGATGGTATGAGAAAGTTTGGAGAACCATTAGTTGTTATTGCTTCTACTAATAAAATAGAGATGTTAGATTCTGCTCTATCATCAAGACCTTGCAGATTTGATAGAAGGATAGAGCTTGGTTTGCCTAGTGCAGATAATTTGAAAGTTATGTACTTCAAGCATCTTGGTAAGGATGTTACAAGTGAAGTTATTGATTTGTCAAAAGATTTTACAGGTTCGCATGTTGTAGAGACAGTGAATACAGCTAAGATACTTGCTGCTAATGATGGTAGACAAACAGTAGATTGTATGAAAGAAGCATGTGAGATCATTAGAGAGAATTTCTTCCCTGGTCAATCAACAATACAAATCAAAGCAGCTATTCAAACATATTTGATAAAGATGGGTGCTGTTAAAGTATCATCTAAACAAGAGAGCAAAATACAAAAAACTGCAAGTAAGATCATAAAAATAGCAACAAGTGATGTTGAGATGAAAAAATATGAAGATGATGTTGTAAAAGGCATTTTATATGGTATGGGTGCTGGGTTTAAGAAGCATTTGGGAATTGATGATGAAGCTGTTAGAAAAGATATTAATGATGAGAACATAAGATTAGATAAACATCTTTTAGATTATTTCGAAGAAAATGCTCCTGTTAAAGAAGCTGTGAAGGGTTTGCTTAGTGAGTTAAAAAAACAATATAGTGCAAATGCAGGAGCTATTTGATGAAAGGACTTTTTGTGGATATGTCAAAAAGCATTAAAAAGATTTCTGATGAGTTGTTGGATAAAACAAGTGGTTTGAGCATTATTGATACAAGGAAAAAGCTAAATAAAACTAAAGAATTTTTAGTTACTGTTTCTGATTTGTTAGAGGACATTCCAGAAGATAGTATTTTGAAGTTGAACGAACAACTAGATATTATGATAGAATTCCTTACTAAAACAAAAAAATTGATTTTTTAAAGGAATATTCTTATGGCATCTAGAAAAATTGAAGATTTGACTTCTGATATGCAATTTTTCTTTTCTAAGTTCAAGGTAAAAATGGATATTGCAAAGATTCCATTTTTAGTTACTTGTACAGCTAGATCTGTAAAAGAGCAGCAAGCATTATATGCTCAGGGTAGACAAAGTTTGATGGAAGTCAATATTATGAGAACAATGGCTGGTCTTCCTGCCATTACAGAAGCTGAGAATAAATATAAAGTTACTTGGACACTTTCATCAAAACATATTATTGATCTTGAAGATGGTGATCCTAATAATGATAAATCAAGAGCATTTGATATAGCTATTTTAAAAGATGGGAAAGCTACTTGGGATGTTAAAGTAAATGTTAACAAAAATAGCGAACCTGATTATCTTGAGGCAGGAAAAATAGGAGAGAGCGTAGGTTTGAAATGGGGAGGTAGGTTTAAAAGTCCTGACTATCCTCATTTTGAGTTAGCATAATGAGAATCATAATATGTTTGTTGGTTATTTGTTTGTTGTCTTGTACTCAAATTACATATATACATTCAAACAATGAGCTTGTGATATTCAGGTTGAAAAATAGAGTCGTTAAAGTAGATACTCTTAAAATTCATGGAACAGTTTACAAAGTCTATTATAGAGACTTTATCTTTTAATAAAGGAGTTTCTATGAAATATTTAAGAAGTTTTTGGAATTGGTTAGACGGGCGAAAAAGAACAATTGCATTAATTTATTGGTCAATAGTAGTTCCTTGTATGGGAGTGATTTGGCCTGTAAATGCTCCAGGTGCTGTATCAAAAACAGTTACTATTGTAGGTTTGATTTTATCTGCAGTAGGACTTGGTCATGCTGCTATAAAATCTAGAGCAGCTTCAAATGAAGAAGCTAAAGAAGAAGTCATTGAAAACGTTGTTGAAAAAGAAGTTGTTGTTGATAATTCAGCACAAACAAAAGAAATTGAAACTCAAGGGACAATAGATGCAGCAGATAAAAAAGATAGCTGACTTGATTGTCAAACAAGCAGTATCTCAAAAACATGTTCTAACATTGCAACTCGATAGAAATAGTGTAAGAAATTTAGAGAAAGTTTTAGGAACTGTAAATGGATTTTCTGATATCACAACAGATAAGATACAGTTTCAGATTCCTATTACAATAAATTCTGATGTAACTAATGTGGTCGATTTTGAAACTTCTTTAAATAATGTTTTGAAGAGAAAATCACTATCTAATGTCAAGTTAGAAGTCAAGAGAAGTGTTGGTAGACCTACAAGGTTAGTAAGACCTGTGAGGTAACCTATGAAACAGAAAGTTTTTTTGATTTCATGTGCTTTTGTAGGAGGGATAATTCTTCCTCTAACAGAGCTTTCAAGCATGTTTAAGACTAAAGAGTTACCAGATTTATATTTTTTTGGTGGAATGTTAGTAGCTGGAGTAATAGGTATTGTTGGGTTTTTCATTGCAGGTGCTGAAAGTTTTAGAACAGCATTTGTTAGTGGAGTTTCTGCTCCTCAATTGTTAGGTGGTTTAGTGAAAATAGGGTCAACAAGTGCTCAAACTTTAAGTATGTTTTTGTCTATTGTCTCTACAGATGTTTATGCTCAACAACCTGTTGACTCTGTTAGCGTTAATGTCTTTGTTAAAAATCTTGAACAAGTAGAGATAAAAGCTAATGATACTTTGTACATAATTAATGATTCTTTAAAAACAAAAATACCATATCAAAAGACAATAGTGATTTCTCATAACAATGTTCATGATACTGTTAGACTAAATAATGTTGATTCTTCTGATATTACAGTAAGTAAGAATACAACAAATTGGGAAAATCTATTAAGAGGGTTGTTTGCGAGACAACAAGATAGCAAAAGTAATGATTTTAATGTAAGTGTTAAGGAGTTTAAAGAATGACTTCTGATAAAATTCAACAAATAGCAAAACAAATATTGAGTGAAAAAGAACCACCAGTTGATTCTAAACTAAAAGGATATGTAGTTAATATTGAAAAAGAAACAGTAAATAATAGTAACTTTAGAAAAGTTTTGTATACGGGTGAACATTCTCAATTAGTTTTGATGTCTATAAAGCCTAAACAAGATATTGGGATTGAAGTTCATGATGTTGACCAGTTTTTTAGAATAGATGCAGGTTCTGGTAAAGTTATTATTAATGATGTTGAGCATAAAGTTTCAGATGGCTTTGCTATTGTGATTCCTGCTGGTGCAAAGCATAATGTAGTTAATGATGGTGATGAAGATTTGAAGTTATATTCTATCTACTCGCCGCCACATCACAAAGACAAAACTGTGCACAAGACTAAAGAGATAGCATTAAAAGACAAAGAACATTTTGACAATAAAACTACTGAGTAAAGGATAAAAAATGATTAGAAGAAATGGTGAGAGTGAGTTTTTAGGGTTGAATCTTGAGAAGATTGCAGCAAAAAATCAATATACAATTATGGGAGCAACTCCAGGTGATGGTGGTGTGTATTATGGTGATTCACCTGAAGAAGCAACAGCTCAATACATAGTTGAACAAGAGACATACAGTAAAGCTTCTGATAAAGCAAAAGATTTGAAAAAATGGATTAAGAGAATAGAAGATGATACAAAGGCAGGAAGAACTACAAGTGCTGATGAACTAGAGAAAATGATTGAGTCAGGTGAGATAGAAGATGAAAAAAATCATAAGTATGGTCTTAAAGAGACTAGTGAAGGTGTTTGGGAATGGGGAACGTATGAAGTTAAATTAGTTCGTGAGTCTTTTGAAGAATGGTTGTCAGGTAAAAAGTTTGTTAATCTTGAGACTAATGAAAAGACAAGTTATGATAAGCTTCCTAAAGAACAACAAGAAAAGATTAGATTACAGTACGAACAAGATGCTTAATCAATGAAATCATCTTCTTATGAATCCATTTTAAGAGATTTTATGCCAAAACCTTTGCAAGAGCGAAGGGATTATGGTGTTGATGGATTAGATGCTTTAGAACAAAATGCTATAAGTTTGCTCGAGAAAGACAAACACATAAAACTTCCGATGATGCTTGAGATTAGACTAAGAAAAAAACTAAAAAATAAAAAGCAATCATCTGTTATTGATTATCCCAAAAATACATTGTGTTCTCTTATTTGGGATTCTAAACAAATTCCAACAATAAAATCTGATGTTAGAAGTAAGATTTTGTCACCATTGTTTAATTTGTTAACTCTTAGTTTTAAAAACCATAAAGAATGGATTGTTGAAGTAACGTTGACTGGTTCAATAGTTACTAATCAATACAATTCAAGCTCAGATGTAGATGTTTGTGTGTCAATAGATTGTGATGTTTTTAGAAAGTACAACTCAGATTTAACGAGACATATCTCGAGTAATCTAGAGTTAATCGAATTTGTTAGACAAAAGGTTTATAGGCTTAATGGTGAAAAGTTGGCTGGAGACCATCTCGTAAAATATTTTGTAACAGAAAAAGGCAGAAGGTTAGAATCTGATTTTGTTTATGATTTATTGACAAATAAGTGGGTAAAGTCGCCAGAACTTGTAGATGAATTTTTTGAACCTGATGATGAGTTTGCAGGTCCAAGGTCAAAAGCACTTCAAATTATTGTGTCGATAATTCCATACATATTGAAAACAAAAGTGAATATTTGTGATTTGATTAGGCTTGAAGAAGCAAGTAAAGATATATCTGAGCAAAAAGAAATTGTAAAGACAAACATAAATGATTTGAAACAGATACAAGAGAATATAAAGAGTATTAGAAAAGTAAGATTTGAGAATGAGAACTTAGATTTATTAGGCTATGAGTTTAGTAAAAATTGGGAGTTCAACAACATTGTTTTCAAGTACTTAGAAAAGTATGGATTTAAAAACCCAATAGAAGTTTTGAAGTTACTTCTTTCTAGTGAAGAAAAAGAAAAACTAGAAAACATTATCTTCATTAAAGAAGCTGTCATAAAAAGATGTCCAAAGAAGAACTTAACTGATGATCGTCCTAAGTCTGAACAGATTTGGTGTCTTTTTGATTCTAAGGGTGAACGGTTGTTAGGACGACATCCTACAAAAGAAGATGCTTTAAAACAAGAAAGAGTTGTTCAAATTCATAAACATATGTTATGATTACTTTAGCTGCAATTAAAAAAGATGGTGTGGTGTATGTTGGTGCAAAAGGAGAGAGGCATAATCATATAATATGTGACAAAAGTAGACCTTTTGGTTTTATGAAAAATGGCATACAAGGTTTTGTTGATGAATCTGGCAAATTTTACAATAGACAAGAAGCAGCTTATCATGCGTTCGAAAATGGTCAACTTAAGAACGATAAAGTGTGCCCAAAAATAATTTTAAGTGAAGATTTGTGGTGATGTTCTAAAAAGGTTTTGTTTTGCCTGCATTGATTCAGGCATTTTTTTTGTCTTTTATTATGAAAAGATATTAAAAAAACTACATGCTTGAATTTAACGTGCTAATAACATCTTTTTATGGTGCTAGAAAGTTTGAAATAGACACCAAGTTTGGTGTTGCATGCTGGAAACCTGAGTGGTGTACATATAGAGATTTAGAATTTTTGTTCCCAAGAGACATAAATGGAAATCGTTTGAGACTAAGAAACTTTGATGGTTCTGTTGACAAATATGTAGATGCATTACGAGAAGGTTATGCTTCAAGATGGGATGAAATAGAAAAATGGTTAGAGCAACTAAAGAAAGATGAGCAACACATTATTTGTTGTTGGTGTCCACATAGTTCTACATCAAAAGAACAATTGAAGAACTTTGGTACGTTTTTTTGTCATTCAGTGTTGATTGGGAAGATGGTTAGAACTCATAGACCTGATTTAGTGGTTAAACTTGATTTTGCCAGAGAAACAAAAAGCGTACCTTCTATAGTAGATTGGTATAACATTAAGCTTGAAAAAGTTATTTCTGGTGGTCAAACAGGAGCTGATCAAGCTGGATTGATTGCTGCAAAGAGACTTGGTTTAGAGACTGGTGGGTGGATCCCTAATGGTTTTAAGACGCAAGAAGGATCAAGACCTGAGTTTTCAAGTTTGTATAATTTGAAAGAGCATAAGTCGAGTTATTACCCACCTAGAACATATCAGAATGTAAAAGAGTCAGATGGAACAATTAGATTAGCAACAGATTTTAACTCTGCAGGTGAAATTTGTACGCTTAAAGCAATTACTCAGTATGATAGACCATATTTTGATGTTGATCTTTCTTTAGATGATTTAGAACAGAAGATTGTAGAGTTTAAAAGCTGGTTGAAGTGTTATTCTATAAAAGTTTTGAATGTTGCTGGAAATAGCGAGAATACATCACGTGGAATCACGCAAAAGTCTGTTGATTTTTTGGTTACAGCATTGAACTGCAAGTAATCCTACCTGATTGCTCGAGTAACTCTTAGTGTTTTTTCTATAGTTTTTATACTTGGAATGTAGTAGGGAGTATAGTCTATTATGGATGAACGAGAGACACTAATACGCGTAGAGCAACAGCTTCAAGATTCTATTAAAAATCAGTCATTGATCCTTAATGACCTTAAGGAAATATTTGACAAGATTGAGATAGAGTCTAAGGCTATTTCTACTGTAAAAGCAGATCTAAATACACATTTAGAGATGACTGTAGTAAGAAGAGAAGAGAATGATAGAAGGTTTAGAGCATTAGAAGATAAACAAAAAGAAATAGTTATTTCATTGAATGATTTTCAAAACAAAATTAAGTTTGAGTTTGATGAAGAGAGAAAGAAGAGAGTTGATGACATAAATGAATCAAAGATGTTTCAAAAGCAAATTTTTACTTCTGTAAGTTTGATCAAGTGGATTGTAGGCGTCTTGTTTTTAGTTATGTCTACTATATGGCCTATTATCACATTTGTCATAGACAAAAAACCATGAAAATAGCTGTTATAGAAGATGACAACAATATTGTTGTTAAGATACAACAGAAAATTGATAATGATAATTTTGAGTTGTGTTATTATCAAGATACAGATATGTTTTTAAACAATATACAAAGTTTTGATCTTGTTTTGATAGACAACAAATTCATAACTAAAGATTTAGTTCATAAGATTTCAGGATATAAACTTGAGATAGGTCTTATAAATAATGGAAATTTAGATTTTGATGATGAACATATTGCTATTGTTTTAGATAATGAAGGTCTTGACCAGATTAGCGAAAAACTTAAGTATTTTGAAACAAAAATCAGAATAAAAAATCTTGTTGATATAGAAGAGAAGACATTAGATAGTATGCAAAAGCTATCAATAAGATCTGATTTTTTGAAAACAAAACAAAAAGAAAATCAAGAATTTTTGAAGAAAATCATTAAAAGTAGTTACTATTTTGAGATACAAGATAATATTGCTATACTTGAGATTAGAGATCTGATAGCAGAATTTGAGAGAAATGAAATTTTAGCAAATTTAAAGCATGTAAATTATAGAGTAGCTGCTTATTTTTCTTCTAATAGAGTTACAAGTAGACACCTTGGGATTTTAGCTAATTTGTGGAAAGATGTAAAATCTAAAAAAGGTAAAGTAGTTTATTGGAACAAACAAAACGATTCACATATCATTTCAGTTTTGAAGCTTTGTAAATTAGACAACATCATTCCAATCATAGATAGTTTTGATGATGTCAAAAAAAAATTAAAGGAGATTTAAGATGCCAACGTACGAGTACAAATGTTCTGGGTGTGAGTCAATACAAGAAGAATTCCATAGTATGTCAGCTGTTCCTAGCATAAATTGTAAAGTTTGTGGTAAATCTTGTGAAAAGATTTTTTCATCAAGTGGAAATTTTGTTTTAAAGGGTTCAGATTGGCCTAGCCAGAATTTTAGGATGAAAGATGATATGACAAAGAAAAATACAAAGTTGAAACATGTCATGTCTGAACGTGAGAAATCTGGTGAGGGTGTTACAAAAATGAAAGATTTAACAAATTAAATCGGAGATTAAAATGTATTGTGTGAATTGCAACATGCAAAAAGAAGATTATGCTAGAATAAAAGTTGAGATTGTTGATAAAAAATCTAGAGAAGTTATTGAAGCAATATATGGTGAGATAGTTTGTATTGAGTGCTTGAAGAAGAGATATAAGGACAGAAATAAGATTCGAGTTTATGTTTAAAATTAAACACAAATTAAGGTATTGTTTATGCCAATCTATGAATTTCAGTGTGAAAAATGTGACTATGAGTTTGAAGAAATTTTGTCAATCAATTCTCCTAATCCAAAATGTTCTGAATGTGATGGGACAACAAAAAGACTTGTGTCTCATTTTTCAGGTGTTGTGAAAGGGAGTGAACATAGACTTCTTGATTGTATAGTTGGTGAAGATGCTGAGAAAAGAAGAGGGTATTTAGATAAAAGAAGAGAAAAAAGGAAGCAACAACAAAAAGGAGAATAGCATGTTTTTTCTTAAATCAAAAAAATTAGAAGGTGATGATCTTGTCAATGCTGTTAAGAAACTTCAAGATTCATCTTCTAGTAGAAAAGATAAGAATGATGCATTTTTAGATTTAAGAGATACATTTGGTGGTCTTATAGGAAATAAAATAAAGGCAGTTATTGGAGAAGCAGAAAACAAAGAAGAACGTGATGATGTTAGACATCATGTTGAGACTAGTTTCTTCAAAGTTCTAACTGAACTTACACCTAAAAGTGCTGGTGAAATCGTTGCTTATATTGCTCGAGCATTTAGCACAAAAATCAATCGTCAATCTATAAGAGATCTTCTTGGAAAAGGCAACATTATATCTGATATAGAAAAATACAAGTATAGATTCAAAAATGCATTAAGAGACTTTCACAAAAAATACAAAAGAATGCCTGATTTCAACAAGGTTGATTTGAACGATATTGAAAATGAGACTGATGACGTCGAGAAATTCTCAGAAATTCTTAAGACAACTGAAGAGCAAACGCTTGAAATTCTAAAGCTTTTTGGTCAGGGAACTATAAAGAGTATGTACCAAGAAGTTTCAGGTGGTGAAGATGAAGATAGTGCTTTGATGTTGCAAGATACTCTTCATAGTGACGAGCCCTTACCTGATGAAGTTTTGCATGACAAAGAACTTGTTAGAACATTGAAGAAAGAGATTCAAAATCTAACAACAAATGATTTTAATGCTGAGTCTAGAAAAAGAATTGATAAAGATCTTGACAAAGTTAAGAAAGTTTTGATGATGTACTATAGAATAGATAATCCAGAAGCTGAGGAACTAAAAAGTGATGAAGTTGCTGAGAAAGTTTTCAAACAAGATTATGAAGGAAAAGGTAAAGAAACACTCGAGCAAATTAAAAGAAAGACTAGAGATTGGATTTCTGAGGGTAGGAGAGCTTTAGAAAAGAGTCCTATACTCAAGAAACTTTGGATAGAGAGTATGTCTAAGGTGCTTGTAAAAATGGCAATTGCTAAGTATAGAACAACAGAAGATTTAATATTTGAGGTTGTTGCAAGCAAATGCCACAAGTAACTGAACAAATAGAGGATGTTTTTTCTTTTGAATCGCTTTTCTCAGAAGCGACAAAAGATTTAATAGACGACTCTGAAAAAGAAGTCGATATTATCGAATTTTGCGAGCATCCTTTTTATTTAGACCAGCCTTTACATTCAGTTGAAAAATTCATTCTCAAGTCTTATTATGGGTTGCCTTTTGATGATAAAGAACCCACAATAAAAATTAGGTCATTTCCTTTTGATAAAGAAGGAAAAAACTTCACAGAATGTCAGTATGCTGAGTTTTTAATACAACAACAAAGAACTAATTTAAAAGATTTGTTGCCTAAGTTGGGAATTGAGTTGGTTCTTGTTTGTGGTCGAAGGTCTGGAAAAACATTTATAGCATCTATAATATCAGCTTATGAAGCTTATAAGTTGATACTTAAAGTTGATCCACAGAAACATTATAAACTCCCACAAGGTGAAGAGATAAGAATAATTAATGTAGCAAGTACAACAGATCAAGCATTGATTCTTGCTAAAGCAACTCAGAATAGGCTCTTAAATTCAAAGTGGTTTACACCATACGTTGATAGTAAGAATCAATCAGAGATTCGTTTACGTACAAAACATGATTTGAAACTTTATACAGATGAGATAAAGAGACATGGTCGACCATTAGATTCACATGTTTCATTAAAAATACAAGCACTTCCTTGTACAGCACGTGGTATACGAGGAGGAAGCATAATTGTTGGAATTTTAGATGAAATAGCACATTTTATAGATAATGAAGGAAACAGATCTGGTGATCAAATATATGAAGCTTTGACTCCATCTGTTGCAACTTTTGGTTTAGATGGGAAAATTGTTTGTATTTCTTCACCATATATTAAATCAGGAATTTTTTATGATCTCTATCTTGATGCTATAGGTAGAGAAGGTGAAGAACATGATGAAAACAAGACAATGTTTAGACTTCCTACTTGGGAGATGAATGAGACAATTACTTTTGAGTTTTTAGAAAGTGAAAAAAAGAGAAATCCAGAATCATTTGACTCTGAATTTGGTGCAGAATTTTGTTCTGTTGTTTCAGGGTTTTTTAAGTATCCTGAAAAAATAGATGAATGTGTTTTGAGACAAGAAGAGACATTTGCTCCAAATAATAATTGTGGACATTATATAGCAGTCGACCCTTCTTCTTCTCAAAATGGTTATGCACTTGCTATGGTGCATGTTGAAAGAAGAGAAAGAATTAAAATCGATGAGGATGGAAAAGAGAAAAAAGAGAAGAAATCTGTTATTGTTTTAGATAGATGGAAAGTTTGGAATCTTAAAGATCCTGAATTTAATGGTGAACAATATATTGATGAAGAAATTATTCATGAATATATGGGACATCTTTTTCAACGCTTTAGAGTTGTTAAAGTAGCTTTTGACCAATTTGATAGTACATCATCTGTAGTGAAATTCAAAAAAGCAGGTGTAAATGCTATCAAAACACCATTTAGTAGATACTACAACACAAAAATATTCAAAAACTTAAGGGATCTTATTTATGATGATCGTCTTGATTTGTTTCATCATGAGTTAGGTCTTAAAGAACTTAAGAATTTGCAAGAAAAAAGAGTAGGAAAAAAACAATTTCTAGTTGAAGCACCTACACAAGGTGAAGTAACTACAGATGACTTGTGTGACGTTCTAGCAAATGCTGCATATATAGCTTCAAGTTGTGAAGCAGGTTTTTCAGGTGTTGGGATAATTGGAACTAATGGCGTGCAGGCATTTACTGCTACAGGAACAAGTGCAAAGAATTTTCAGAGTTACAAAAGACGTGTTAAGATGCACAAAACTGTGGGCAATTTAGATAGAGCAAAAAAGATGGGTAGATACAGATGAATAAAAATTAAGGAGAGAGATATGACTAACATAATAGACATTCAGAGTTCTATTAGCAAAATCAAATATCATTCGCAAGAACTTAGAGATGAAATTTCAAGTGTAAAAGAACAAGATGTTTCTTCAAATTATTATCTTGGTAATCTAAAAAGACTTTCATTGCAAGCATTAGATTTGTTTAATGCTATGCAAAAGCAAATTAGTTTCTTAAACAATCAAAAGAGATTTTTAGCAATTAGAGAAAATACTCAATCAAGTAGGCCTAAAAGGAGAGAACTACATGGAATATCCATGGAATGACGCTTTTTTAATAGAAGCAGCAGAAGATACTGGAACTAATGAGCCTGTTGATACTACATCTGAAGAAGAACCAGATCCTGAACTCGCACAAGATCTGACAGAAACTGGTGATACAAGCGAGCTTCAAGCTGAGATTGATAATCTCAAGAAACAAATTGAAGAACTACAGAAAAACTTCGACCTTGAAAACGAAGTTAAACTGCTTAAGAAACGTTTAGATAACATATCTATGCCTAGTGATACAGACTTGAATGATTCTATAAATCAATCTGCATCGAGAGAAGTAAAATACATAAAGAGAGCTGTTCGTAGATTTTTGTCAAAAAACAAAATATCAGGGTTAACAAGTGCTCAACAAGATGCTATAATTTCTAGATTGGAACAACATCCTCAGAGTTCATGTCAAGAAATATCTTCTCAATTATCTAAAGAGATTGGTGCTTCTGAGCAAGATATCTTTGATTTTATTAGAAACTCAGACTATAGGTTTAGACATAGACATTGGAGAGAATCTTCTGTTATCGATTGGAATGTTTTAGAATAATTTTCTAAAGATTTGATATGAAAGAGTTCTTTCAAGCAAAGAAAGAAATATGATACAACGAAAAGTTAGATCAGAACTTGATTCTAGTGGTATGAAGAAAACTGGTGCCATATTAAAATTTGGCACAGATTCTAATATTATTCAATCTGAGTTTTATCAGGGGAAAACAAGGAAGCATGACAAACGCTTGCTTAAAGTAATGGACAGAATGTCTAGAACTATGTCTAAGACAGCAAGCGTATGTGGTGGTGGTTCAAATGTAAAGAATTCAATGCCTGGTTTTTATCACCCTGAATTTGAACCAAGCTCAATACTTCTACCTAGAGATTATAGAGAAATAAATGCTTGGTGTAGGTATTTTTACAAGTATGATCCTCTAGTTAGTACTGCAATAGATTCTCACTCTGAGTTACCAATGTCATCAATTCGTATGACATTGCCTAATGGTAAAGATAGAATAAAAAACAAGAAAATTCAAAATGAATATGAAGAGATGTGTTCTACAGAGGGCATAGATCTTTTCAATAAGCTTCTACAAATGGGTGTTGAGTATTATAAACTAGGTAATGTGTTTCCGTTTGCACGTTGGAGTGAAAAGAAAAGTTGTTGGTCTAAGTTAACTCTTTTGGATCCTGACTATATTGAGCTTGAAAAATTACAATTTACAGACATAATGAGAGTTGATTTATCACCTAATGAGCAACTTAAGAAAATTGTAAGTAATGGACCTGACAATCCTAAAACTGGTATTCTCTATAAAGCAATTCCTGAGGATGTAATTGAGTTAGTAACTGTTGGGAAAAAAATTCCATTAAATACAGATCCTATTAATGGAAGTCATGTAGCTCATATTGCTTACAAAATGGCTGACTATGATTTAGTTGGTACTGGAATTATAGAACGAAACTTTAAGACACTTATTTACAAAGATAGATTGAGACAATCTCAAGATGCTATTGCTGCTAGACATTTGACACCAAAGCATTTAATTTGGGCAGATGCAACTGGTATGGCAGATTTGAATTTGATTAGAGAACAAGTTGATAATGCATTTGCTGATCCTGATTATGCGATCATAACAAATTATGAACTACATTGGGATTTGATAGGGACTAGTTCTGGGTTGATGCAACTTGAATCAGAGTGGAATTGGATTAATGAAGAACTTTTGATTGGCTTGATGATTAATAAAAGTTTCTTACTTGGTGAAGGTTCATATGCTAATGGTCAAACAGTTCTAGAAGTAATGAACCAGAAGTACTCTATTTATAGAGAACGAATTGAAAGTTATGTTATACAGTCATTGTTTTCTCCAATGGCTAAGCGTAATGACTGGGCTGAGTATGAAGAAGGTACAGTAAAGAAAGAAAAGAAAGTAAAATGGATTTATCCAAAGATAAAATGGAATAGACTTAATTTTGTTGATGATACTCAGCATAAACAAATGCTTGCTCAAATGGTTACACAGGGTCAAGTTGATATGCAAACTTGGCTTGAGTGTTTTGGGCTTGATGCTGAGACTATTAGAGAAAGATTAAAAGAATTTGAAGGTACACCTTTAGACATTAATTACTTCTCGCTTATGAATGGTGCTTCAACAGAAGCTGGTAGAATATTAGCACCGGGAATTGCTGAGATAAGGGCAAAAGAATTAGGAATAAATATAGAGCAACCTGCAACAGAAATGTTTGCTTCTAAATCACAAAAGATAGAGAAAACAGCTGAGACGAGAGATGAAAGAGCATACGACAGACAAGTACAAAGAGACAAAAAAGAAAGAGAAGATAAAGAGATAGAAATACATCTAGATAAGAGACAAAAACCAATTAGAACAGATCAAAAAAAAGTAAAATTGTTTGCAGAGAATAATGTAGAGATTCCTGATATTCCTTTTATTGATTCAGATAAAGCTGAGAAAATAGGTGAACAAATTGTTCATGAAGAGAATTCAAAAAATATTTGGCTTGATTCAATGATGGAGATGAAATTTAGTCAAAATGCAAGACGTGCAGCTCTTAATCTAGAAAATGAGATTCTTGCATTAAATGGAACGTCTAATTCAAAAAATAGAATTCAGATCATTAGAAAATATTTGCCACAAGTTTTTGCTTCTAGAATAACAGAAGATATTTCGATAACAGATAAAGTAGAAAAAGCAAAACAACTATATTCAGATGCTATTTCTAAAACAACATTTTCTTTAGAAGCTAAACTTAATTCAAACAAAGATGTTAGAGAAATCAAAGAATCTATACGTAGCACTTTGAAAGAAGAGTTCTTGAAATGAATGTTAAATTAGTTGCTAATGACATCATTTCAAAAAGCGTGAGAATTGTGTCAAAAAAGAAGTTTAGTGATAAATTAAGTTTTGAAAAACAAGTTAATAAGTTTATTAGTTCGACTAAATCTAATTCAGTTAAGTTAAAACTAAGAAATTCTAGTTTTAGAGAAGATGAAAAAACAAAACGTCCTTATCAACATTGGAAACTAGAATTTGATGTTGTTTTTTCTTTTGAAGATCCCTATGTTGATAACAAAGTTTACGAAGCAGGGACAGTTCATATTTTTCCATCAAAGAAACTATATGATGATGTCAATAAGTCATCTTTGAACATGTTTGAAGCGTATCCAGAATGGGAAACTACAGGAATAACAGCAACAATTACTGGTAAAGCAAGAAACTACTAATGAACACAGAACTCATAAAGAAATTAGCAAATGAGCTTCTATCAACAAAGATATTAAGTGTATCTGAGTTAATAGAAAATCCATCAGTAAAAATAGCAATGTCAGCTGCTGAGCTTATTTTCCAAACAAGTCAACGTTCAATCAAATATGCTAAAGGATGCACTGCAACATCTAAAAGAAATGATCCTGCTCATGGTAGATGGACGTTCACTGTAAGATGTCGTCAAAAATGGAGTAGAGGCCCTTATGATGTTCGTTTTAGACTTCTTAAAGGACCAAAAACAGTAGGCATGTTAGGAAGACAAGTAGAAGTTTCTTGTAATTGCAATGCATGGAAGTACAATGGATCAGATTTTAATGCTCTACAAAAAGACTACTCTGAGAGACAATATTCTAATGGGCAACCTCCTCAAATAAGAGATCCAAGAAGAAGAAATTTGATTTGTAAACACGTTGCAGCATGTACTCCATTGTTTAAAAGATTCTTGATACCAAAGGAATATAAGTGAACACAAAAGACATAGTAGAATTAGTTGTCAAAGAATCAACTCTACAAAAACAATCAAGTTTAATCAAAGACATTTCTAGGTTACTAAGCATTAACCTAGATGATGTAATGGTAAACAAAGGCTCAAAGGTTTTGAACCTTCTAGATAAACTCGAGACATCTAGAGAATCAACTTTAATTGAAAAGCAAGATTTAGTTGAAATAAAGGACAAAATAAGGAAGTCGATGCAATTATTTCAAGAGTCATTAGAAGACCTTTTTGCTTTACATGAACGACTTGTTAGAGAAAGTGAAATGTCACAACAGGAGTAAACATGGTTAAGATGCATTTCAAAGGCTGGAGAATGCCTGTTACTATTGGCCCTAATTTGTTACAGTCAGGCTGGTATGGCGGTCAATGGGTAAGATTTGTAGACAATATGACAGTTGAGAAAGCAACAGCTAGTAATGTTGCTGGTCTTTTATTGACAGGGTTTAAGTTAGAAGATTATGATGGCAAACCATATCATTACTTAGATATGGATGGAAAAAAAGTTTTTGTTCCTTATCAATATGAGAACAATGCAATAAGGGGCCAGTCACACAAAGCAACAATGGCTACAGATGATGGTCTTTATGACTTTAATAGAAATGCATACACAACGACAGATGTTTATGCATACAACCAAAAGTTGTTCTTAGATGCTGATGGAATTTTGACAACTACAGATTTAGGATTCCCTTATGTTGGGATTGTAGCAGGTTTACCAACAGACAACAATGGTTGGCTAAGAGTCATCCTCAGAATGTAATTCAATAGATTAAGTTTTGTATAGTTTTTATAATGCAAGAGTGTAAATAATTTTTGTTAAGATTGTTGTTTAAGTAATGGGAGGGTTCTCCTCATGTCTTTTATGAAAGTCGGCATGCTAAAGACAGCAAAAGTTGAGATTCTAAAAGATGTAAAGAACTGGGGAGAAATCAAAAAACAAGCAAAAGCAATGCTTGTTGAGACTAAAGATAGTTCAACTAAAGAAGCTGTCGACAAAGAAGCTGATTTTCAAGTTGTTGCTACAATAGATACAGATAAATTCCTATATATCCACTCAACTATAATGGCTGGTGTAAAACCAGAAGAAAATGGTTACTGGATCACATCTGATACAGAAAAATTTATTAATGACAATAATGATGCTTGGACTTGTACTGATCTAATAAGTGACTATAAATCATTTAAGAGAGCAACAACATTTGTAGAACATGATCAACGCTTAGAAAATGCAAGAGGGAAATGTGTTGATGTTATTGCTAGAGATATGGGTGATACAGTTCTTATAGATGTTCTTTTTTCTGTTGATCGTAGACATAAAGACTTAGTTGCTAACATGGAAAACGGTATTATCAATGCTGTTTCTATGGGTTGCACTACAGCAAAAACAGTTTGTAGCATTTGTGGAAATGAAGCATCTGATCCCAATGCTTATTGCGAACATCTAAAAGCAGGAAATAAAGGAAGAATATTCAAAACAGCTGATGGAAAAAGCAGACGTTCAGCTGAAATTTGTAAGAACAACACATTTTTTGATATTTCTCTTGTAGCTAATCCTGCTTTTGCTGGTGCTGTTTTTAGAAAAATTCTATCATCTTCTGAAATAAGCAATCATCTTCTAGCTAACATTCTTAATTCAAAAATTGAAGCAATGTATGAAGATAATTGTGTGATGTTAAAAGCTGCATCAAAAGATTCTGATGTAGCAAATATTTCAATCAAACAAAATGGAAGTATAGAAATCAAGACAACAACACAGACGTATACAGCAAGTGAATGCTTAACAAAAGAAGAAATAGAAAGTATTAGTTCTTTTGTTAATAAATCACCAAAAGAAGCTACAATGTTAGATAGAGTTTTGGAAAAAGTTTTTGGAAGCAAAAAAGAAGCTTTACATCCTATTCAAAATCCATCATCACAAAGAGATTTTTCAATTTCAGATAGTAATTATGCAGAGAATTTAGGTAATGGAAGTATAAGTACAAATGATGCTCACAATAGAGCAACTGTTGGTGTTAAACCCTTAAATGAAACTTCTATTCCAATTCTTGAACTTAAAAATCCCACCATAGTTCTTAAGATTATTACTCAAGCTAATAAAGAAGAGATTTCAAGAGTAGAAGAATTTGAATGCGTTAAATGTGGGTTCAAGTCTGATTTATGGAAAGTAAAAGCTGCTTCTATAGATGAAGGTAAAGAAAATATTTTAGAATGTCCACGTTGTTTTTTTGCTGCTGAGTTATCCCTCTTTAAAACATCCGCAAAACGAAAATTCAAAGTCAAAGATCAAGTAAAGATAGTTTCTAAGAAAGATAAAGGCGATGTAGGAGAGATCATTGCATTTAGAGGCCCTTTATACATAGTCAAGACTGACAAGAAAACAATTTGGAAATCTGAAAGTGATCTAGAGAAAGTTGAAAAGAAAGCATCTATTTTTATAGCTAACCAAGATATACCAGTAGAAAATGATGAAGGTACATATTGGTTCGATGAACAAGGAAACTCAATCATAACAAAAGGAGAAAAAGTTTCTTTTGTCATGTCTGTTGATAATGGTGAATTTGGACTGTTCACAACAGAAGCTGGTGAAGATTTCTACATGCCAATGGCATACGTTAATTCAACAAAAATTTAGGTGATATGTTGTTTTTTTCTAATTTTTTCAATTTTAGAACTCAAAGTATCAAAAAGCTTGAACGACAAGCGAAAGACGTTTTAGATCTACCAAAAGATTTAAAAGCTTATCGTCTAGATAGTAATATAGCAATTGTAGATTCTAAAACAAGTAAAATAGTAGAACGTTTAAAAGATACTCTTCCAACAAATCCCGTTAGAGCAACTTTAGAACTAATTAAACGTCTAAAATTATCAGAGATTAATTCAAAAAAATCTGATGTATGGACATGTGGTTTTAGAGAAAATGAAGCTCGTTGGGTCTGGTATAGAAACAGCGAACCAAAAATAACTGTTAGTTATGAAAAAGCTTTCAAGAATGGTTGTTTAGAAGACAAAATATTCTTCTACTCAGCAAGATATGGTACTTCGATTGCTAACAAAATCAAAGAACAAAGTCTAGAAAAAGTTGCAAAAGAGATTAATGCTCTTGTTCTTGAAAATTCATTTGTCAAAGTTAAATGTTCGCATTGCTCTAATGAAGAAAACTACACAATTGATGATCTTGTAGACAATGACAGAAACCCTAAATATGATTCTGACTATGTTATTTGTCAAAATTGCAATGAACTCGTTAATTTAATGTAATCTCTTAACATGAGGAGGCTAGGATGATTTGGAATGCTAAAGTTCATAAGTCTGGTAGTAAAGTAGCTGTTTTTAATGGCTCAAAATTAGTAAAAGTAGTTGAAGCTTCTAAAGAAACTTTTGAACCAGCTGAAGCTCAAAAGTTTGCTGAAGAGTTGGTCAAGGAGCTTTCAAGTCGCACTTCATCTCAAATGACAGATGGAAGTCAGCAGCCGTCTGTTGCAACTACAGTAGAAGAACAACAGACATCTTTGTCTGCTGTTGGTCAACAAGCAGTTGGAAAAGCTCCTCACATGAAGAACGAAGAGAAATCTGATGAAGGTGGTGAGGCAGTTGAAGCTCCTGAAGCTACAGAGACAGCAGAAGCTACAGATGAGAAACTTGCAAGTGAGAATGATAATCTTCGTAAAGTTATTGCTAATCTCAAAAAGAAGCTCTCTCAAGAACGTGATGAGAGAACTACTGAGAGAAAAGCTCGTCGTGGTCTAGCAATTGCAAAACAATTAGTTGTTGCAGGTCTGATTGATGATTCTTATGATACTATCAAAACAAAAGTTGCTGAGATAGTAAAGCTTGAAGATAATGAGATTGATCGTCTTGAGAAAAAAGTTGCTGGTGAACAAGAATTCGATGCAATTGAAGATGCAGAGAAAGAAGTTCGTCGTCAAGCTCGTATCTCAAGAATCAATCGTCAAGCAGCTGCTGAAGCTCAAGAAGACGGTGATGAGATGCAAGCTGATTTTCTTGACAAAAAAGCTGATGAAGCAGAAGCTAAAATGGCCCATGCTCAGCACATTGTAGAAGAAATGAAGAAATCTGCTGCAACACCTGAAGAGAAAGTTGAAGTTGCTCCAGTTGAAGAGAAGAAAGTAGAAGAGAAAGCTGATGCTCCTGTTGTAGAAGAAAAGAAAGAAGAAGTTGCAGCAACTCCAGTTGTAGAAGAGAAAGTAGAAGCTGCAGTTGCTCCAGTTGTAGAAGAAGAGAAAGCTGATGCTCCTGCAGCTCCAGTTGTAGAAGAGAAGACATGTGAAGACAAGTGCTCTTCTGATGAGTCTACTGAGAAGCTTTCTTCAATGGCAAGGAAATATCGAAGCATAGCCGCAAATCATCGTAAACTTGCTGAGAAAGCTGAATTAGCAGGTGACATCGAAGCAGCTGACAAACAAGATGAACTTGCAGACAAAGCAGAAGAAACAGCAGAAGACATTGAACAGAAACTTGCTGCTGAAACACCTGTTGCTCCAGTAGTTGAGAAAGAAGAAAAGAGCGATGATGCAGATGCTGATGACGCTCCTGCTTCTACTCCAGAAGAAAAAACTGATGACAGTGAAGAGTCTCCTAAAGCTTCACACAAAGAACCAGGAAACGTAGTCACTTCTTCAAAGCACTCGCCCCTTAAAAGAGAAGGTCAAGCTGTAGAAGAAAGTGAAAGTTTTGGGATTGACAAGAATGCTTCTCTCGTTGAGCAGAATGACTACTCAAATGATCCTGAAGTAGAACTTCTCTCAAAAATGTGGAGAGGTGCAGACAAAGACGACAAGTAAGCTCAAATGAAAAGACTTGAAGAAGGACAACAACTTCTTCAAGTCTTTTCTAAACCTTTTATTAAATAACAATTAATGTTTCTGAATTGCAAGGCCTGCAATTAGTTTAGTAGAGCTACTTTTCAATTAAACGTAAGGAGTTATTCCATGGCACTTCGCATCCTGTTCCCAGGTGACAGAAATTCTCTGTCAACATTGGCTCCTGGCGCCTTTACTCGTCAGAATTTTGGCGCTGCTGGTGCTACGTCGGCCCGTATTACAGCTGACACACCGGACGGGGCTCTGGCAGGCATGGTCGCGGAATATTCCGGCAACTACGAAGTCGACATTGCTTCGACTTACAAACCTGTCGGAATCTTCTTGAACGACGCTGTCGGATCACCGTTCGAAAACACTCCAGCTGTTGCTTCGGGTAAAATCACTGTTATGCGTTCTATGGGATCTTTCGAAACAGATCTCTATGAAACAAGAGATGAAGCCGATGCAGTTGATCTCACATATACTGCTGGCGAACTTCTCTATGTCAGTGATTTCGGCCTTCTCACTGCTGAAGATCTCTCTGCCAAACCGTGTGTTGCTGTTGCTCGCATTTCTAAGGCTCCCACAGCAACAGATCCCTGGCTTGGCTTTGATCTCCTGATCTAAAACATGTGAGTAACAAGTAGAACATCAGTTCAAGAAATTTTCTAAGCAACAGTTAAAAGGAGACTTTTTCATGAAGATCACTACATCGGCAGATAGAGAGAAAGCTATTGAGCAGCTTTTGCTTACCCCACAAGGTAAGATGAAACTTGCTGCTTCAATGCAAAATCCTCTCCGCGAACGTCTTGACTATGAGGGTGTATTTCGTCGGGCAGCCGTCGTTGATCCCCTTCCTCAAGGTGCCCTCCCGTACTATGACAGAGACGTAGATGTTCCCGCAATCGTCATCGGTGAAGAAGGCCAGACACCGGAAACCATCGTTAAGGGAAAAAGAATCCTGGTTCCCCTGTTTGAACTTGCTTCTAATCCGAAAATCCCATTCACACAGATCAAAGAACGTCGGTACAACCTGATTGACCGTGCTCAGGACAAAGCCAAGCAGGACATCCAGGCGAGCGAAGACGATCTCGGCTTCAATGCTCTCCAGGTTGCTTCTACTCAGATCAATCCGAACACAGGTCTTCCGTTCAATGCAGTCATCAATGCAGCTGGATCTCTTGACAGAGACTCTCTTGCAGATGCTTTTGCTGAAATCGAGAAACATGACCTCCGCGTTGCACGCATGTTCATGAATGCTCGTGACTACAGTGACATCCGTAAGTTCGGTCGTGACCAGTTGGATCCTGTGAC